TAGCAGAGGCTTTGGCTTTGTTGTTCCGGACGACCAGGGCGGCTCCAATAACCCCCAGGACAAGTCCAACGAAAAATGCGATAAGGATATTCATTTCTTCCCCTTCTTAGATTTGCCGGCTTCGCTCATAGCAATGGCGATGGCTTGTTTCTGAGGGCGACCAGCCGCCATCTCAGTCTTGATATTGCTGGATACGGTTTTATTAGAAGAGCCCTTTTTCAGTGGCATCAGTTGATCTCCCATTCGGGGACTGCGGTTAGAAGATGACCCTCCACGCCATTCCGATTCATCGGATCAAGCAGGAAGGCGATGGTCTGATGTTGAAACTTATCAGACAAGGCTTTGTAATCTTCGTCTGTAAACTTCTGATCCTTTGGCTTCCACATGCTTTCACGATAGGTCATCATCAATCGCCATTCGTGTAGAAGGGGCTGGAGCATGCATGGCCCAAAGTTGCTCATCACTCAATTGAAGATGCCTCTGGATACGTAGCCAAACCTCCCTTCTTCCTTCCGCCACAGCATGAGCCCTTGGATCGGTATTGAAACAAGTCTCATTAGCGCGGCAGAACCGAGAGAGGTCCACGAGAACCTCTGCACCTGGAACACTCCCAAAGGTATCGATATAGGCTCTTCGGCGTTTGCTGATATACCCTCGGATCTGGTCTAGAAGTGTCATGGCTGTGCCTGGGGTTGACCCATATTGGGATTAGATCCTTGAGGAGAGACAGCCTTTGCCATGGCAGCCATGCCTGGAAGGGCCTGGGTAATCTGTGCGGCTTGCTTGTCCTGCTCTCGTTTCTGCCGAAGGGCTATGACGATCTGGGGATCTCGCATGTACTTGAAGGGTGCCCCGTTGATATCTGCCAAATCAGGAATGATCTGATCCACGTCGAACCAATCCATGGCGGATGGGTCCTGTGTCTGACTCGTCACTTCAGCGGCCCATTGCATAGTGCGCATGATCCCAGCCGCCTCCTCGGAACGCATAGCCCGGTTGAGTGGGGCATCGTATTCCACCTTATATTCAGATCCGGCTTGCTGAAGAATCGGAGGGGGAGGAGGGATAAGTCCTTGGAACATGAGAAGATCAAACTCACGCTCAATGAGAGGGCCTAAAGCCTCAGACTGGAATCGCCCCATAGTGGGACTGAGTAATGCGCCTTTCTCTCGCGCCCTTTCCAAAACCTCAGTAGCGGTCATCTGGGGAGTTTCAATTAGAATCTGGAACAGGGTGACAAGGAATGCATCGTTGATGATGGCCCGTTCATCATCCAACAGCTCTTTGCCGATCCGCATGTCCCCTACAGGCAGGGGATGAACGAGAGGGCGACCTTCAGAAGAAACTCCCCCAGAGTTCAACGCTCCAGGCTTCAAACTGAATCCATCCAGAATCCCATCATCATGAACCAGAAGAACCGGGTCCACGGCCCGGTGACCGGCCTTGAGAATAACCTTCTTCTCTTCATTCAATACATTGATGGAAGGAAGCACATTCATGGCAGGAGACCGGCCATAGATTTCGCCAGGTGCAAGGACATATCTGGAGATGGAATAGGGCATACATCTATACCCATCTTCTTCCAAAAGATGACGCTGGTCCTTCATGATGTAGTGGCTGGAGAACCTCTTACCCTTGACATCGAGCCGTCCAGGTTCATAGGACTGGTTAGGCTGTACCACATGAACGACAAAGAATTCATCCTCAGGATGCGTCTTTAGTTTTTCACTATAACCATCTGGAAGTGCATCAATCCCCCATTTCTGGGCCATCTGGCGCAGGGTCATCTTAAATCGGCGGAATACCTTATCGACCTGACCTTGATGGTTGACGGCAAAGAAAAGCTCTCCAAGGTATACCTGACGATATCGCAGGCCCTTCATATCAGGTTGGTTCTTGTCCTTGAATGCATCGGTAAAGAGGCACGAGGTTCCAAATGCCCCGATGCCCACATACCCATCGTGCATGTTGGCCTGGAAACCGGAATGGGGAGAGTAGCGGTAATGAAAGAGAAGGTTATTCACAAGGTCGAACCAACCCATCACATCCTTGTTTCTCGCAAGGGTTGGATCGGTAGGTCTCAGACGGTGCCACTTCCCATTGGCGGGGGTAAGCATGGATTCCATTGCCGCCGCGAACTTCCATAGAGCGGCATTGGCTGTTACGTCAAACTGCTCATATCCCCTTTTCTGGCCCGGAACAGTATTCCCCTGGGAAAAGAAGGAAGTCGAGTAGTAGGGGAGAACCTTTCTTGATACCTGCTCCCAATGGTTTTCCCATATGCCACGCTTCTGGGCAACCCAGTCAAACTCTCGAAGGAGTTCATTCACTGTTTCATTCTGAGTCTCAGTATTCATCACTGACCCAAAAGTTGCTTACTGGAGGTTCCCGCATCGGGCAACCCACCACCACCCGTCAGGATGGTAGCGCTTCGCCCACGCTGGAGAGCTAAGGCTTCCTGTTGGGCCGCCACATTCATGTCCGCTGCGGAGTTACTGGCATTCGGAGCAGGTGGTGGAGTCGGTGGAGGAGGCGGTTGGGATGGACTTGAGAATAAAGCGCTCATAGGTATTCTCCATCAAAACGATTCACTTGACGCCCCATATGGGCTGGTCTTCCGTTTCCCCACACAACACTACTCATTAAAAGCTGTTGGACTTTCTCTTCACCAAGAATGTCATAATCCACGTCTGATGCAACCTTTTGTCGGTTGGCACTTCTAACCCGATTCATAACCTGATCGGCGCCCCCCATCCCAAGACAAAGATATTGAAGTGCATCGTGGGGATGGGAATATTGGTTTTTCCTGGGTGTTTCATGGAAAGTTGCACCATTCCCAGAAACAACCTTCTGGAAGTGATAGCCTCCAGCAAAACCTTTCCGAAGTGTCATGGCTCTAGGATCAAGGAGGAAACCGGGCTTGCCGTCGATCATCCGGGTTAGGGCAAGAGAGACCACCTCAATCCTCATGGTCGTGTCATTGGTCGGAGCAGGCTTCCATCTCCATGGAGTGTATTTGTTCATAATATCGAAGATGGTTTGTTCGTCAGCACCTCTTGAAGTTCCAGCCGGATCGCCAATCGCCATGACCACATCATGGTGTGGATAGTGTTGTTTCACATAGAGTGTAAGATCCTTGGCGAACCGAATGATGCCGGAATCTTCACAGACAAACTCATCTAGGACAAGGATCTGTCCGTTTGGAAGTTGCTGGCCGATGACCGCAGCGGGAGTCAGACCCCAGTCAGCGCCAATACAAAGGCCAAGGGTTGGGACTGGCATAATGGGTTCTAATGGGACATGAACACTATCCCTGAAGGACGGATAGACAACCTGGCCTTCCACCACAAAGCCAAACTCTCCGTCCACAAAAACCTTGATCCACTCTGGATCTTTCCCAGCCATCATGCGGTCATAGTATCGAAGGGGAAGATTCTCTAGGTTCTCGGCTTCTGGGCTTCTCCCGCTTGGTTGCCGATAGGTCTTGTGCCCCTCAGGAGGATTGGTCACTTCTTTATACAACCACGATTCAGTATCACTCGGGTTGGAAGTCCCAAGGATGCCTGACCAAGTACATCCCCCCTGGAGCCTAGAAGGGTAACGCCCGACACGACCCGTTAGAGTATCCAGGACGGATTTTGGTATCTCCCGAATCTCATCAATCCAACCCCCCGTGAGTTCCATGGAGAGTAACTTTCTGACATCCTCATCGGAATCGAGAGGAACAAACAGAACTTCAATATCAAGACCAGGCGCTTCAATTCGGTGGGTAATGGGAGAACCACCCATTGTCAGTTTTCCGAACTGCGCGGGGCACCACTGGACCCAACTTTTGATCGTGGTCGATTTCAGTTCAGCGAAGGTGTTTCGTATCGCCGCCCAGCGGGTTCTTCTGATTCCATCAGGTCCAGGTGCTTGTGCCATAGACCGCCGTAGAATCTCCACACAGGCTGCTGCTGTCTTGCCTGAGCCCAAAGGACCAATGAGAGTTTTGACAAATGATTCATCGTCTTCCATCCACCGCTTAACGGTTGGGCCACTGGGTTGGAAGGTGATATCAGCCATTGGGATCCTTTAGGCCGATGATATTGATTGAGAATTTGGAACCCGTGTCCTTGTCCTTCTCTAGGTGACCGCAGAGTCTTGCCTTCAGTTCTAGCCCCTTGATGTAGGCGGCTGGCTGTTTGTTATCCTTGGCGAACTGAATGGCTTCGTTTACTTCATTCACCATTTTTTCTGCGGTTGATTCGGCCTTCTCCGCAAAGGCAGTAGCTACCCGAGTGTTGAATTCATTGATGATGGCGCGAACCTTCTTCAGTTTGATCGTCTTGTAGCCCCAACTATTAGCAGCAGTTGGTGTTTTCCCGGCAGCTTTAGCCGCTTCAAGGGTAGTCATGCCATCACAAATGTACTGGGCAAACTTCAGTTGCATAGGAGATAGAGGTTTGCTCTCGTCAGCTTCATCGACATTCTTCTTTAATTTCCTGTCCCATGTGTATTCTGGTGCAATCTTCATCCACCCCTCCGCTCAGGGCCATCATAGCTATGTCTAACGCCACACATGGTCTCAATGGCAATGACTCGCCCATTAACGTGACCAAGGGACTCCCGGTGCGAATCAAGTTCGATTAGATTGGCTTGGGACTTAATGACCTCATCGTCCTTGGAAATAACGGCGTCTCTTGGATCAGATACAGGCTCAACCTCGGGTGGATTCGGACTGACCGGATCATGACTGGGTGTCCGTGCTGAAAGCAGCCTGAGGCGTAGTGCATCACGCTCCGCCAGGAGCCGATCCAAGTCCTTCGCCTTTGTGTCCAACTTGGTCTGGAGGTCCGCCACCTTCGCATCCGAGTCCTTGGCCTGACTGGCGTGAGCATCCGCTACTCCCTGATCAACATGCGACTGCTGTTCGGCGGCAGCGCCACGCTTCGACTGGCAGGACTTCACCTGGACCGCTAGGAGGCCCGTGTGCAGGATCGCCAGCACCACGAAGCAAGCCAGCCACTTAATCACTGATCGCCTCTGGCCCCTTGGGTGGTTCCGACACAACCCATAGAGCTAACGGAGGCGAACTTTGAGGAACCGCTGGCGGTGGC